AAACTAGAGAGGGCTGTGTCAACAATTCAGGAAAATAGCAACAAAATTAGTATTATTCTTGAGAGACATGAAAATAGACTTGACGAGGGAGACAAGGCACAGGCTGCTACTCTTAAACTAATTGAGAAAGTAGAAGAAGACGTTAAGTCATTGGAAGTAAAAATAGAATCTCTCTCACGGTTCCGTTGGTTAGCACTGGGAGTTGCTGCGACTGCAATGCTGATTGTTAATATCCTGCAAATTTCTTCCGATAGTTTTGTAACTGGTAGAAATGTATTGCCAAATGTAGTCGAACAAGTAGAAAAGAAATAAGTGTTATATAATATGTGGGTTCAATGAAGTTCGATGAAAAAAACTCATCAAACAAGAAACGATTATTGTTTGATTAAAACTACAAATTGTGTGATTAAATGGACATCTATCATGAGTGCTCTTCTAGTGGATTATGAGCACTGTGATGGGTGTTTTGATTTATTGATTGAGTACTGGGAAACCGTTCATTGATTTATTGCTCAGTTCGTGTTATGATGCGTCCAGAGGTAAATTTGTGAATGGATCACGTTGATTCAAAATATGTAAATCTAATCTCTGTCAGATTAGAAAAATTTAAGAGAGTCAAGACCGATCTTTATAATTTCCGTTGTCCTATATGTGGAGACTCTAAGAAAAATAAAAGTAAGACTAGAGGATACATATATTCGGTAAAATCAAATACTAACTTTAAGTGTCACAATTGTGGTGCTTCAATGTCTCTAAACAACTTTATAAAGAAGGTGGATCCTGCAATACATAAACAGTATTCTTTAGAGAAGTTTAGAGATGGTCATACCGGTCGAAACTTTGTTGTTGATGAACCAGAGTTTAAGTTTGAAAAACCAATGTTTAAGGAGAGGGTCGATCTACCCCTCTGCTCAGAATCTAAATTTGCTTCGGACTACTTACAGAAGCGCAAATTAAATCCAAATCACTTCTATTTTTCTGAAGACTTTTCTGCTTTTGTAAAATCTTTTAAAGAAGTTGAGTTTGATAATCTCTACAAGGAATCAAGAATTGTGATTCCAATACATTATCAAAAGAAGTTAGTTGGATTTCAGGGTAGGGCATTAAGTCCGAACTCCATAAAGTACATTACTATAATGCTAAATGATGATGCACCAAAAATCTATGGCCTCGATCAAATTAAAAAGGATGAGAGTGTCTACGTTACCGAAGGACCATTCGACAGTACGTTCATTCGCAACGCGATTGCTATGTGCGGAGCTGACGCTGATGTTCGTCGTTGGGGGATTAACAATCCTGTTTGGATCTATGATAACGAACCACGGAATCGAGAGATTGTCCAACGAATTGGAAAGACAATCGAAAGTGGAGACTCCATAGTTATATGGCCAAATAACATTATGGAAAAGGACATAAATGATATGGTGATGTCTGGACATAACGTACAATCCTTGATAGAATCGAATACATATTCTGGACTAGAAGCAAAACTTAAATTCAATACCTGGAAAAAGATATGAGTAATGGTTTAAAGGTTACAAAAAGAAGTGGGACAATCGAACCTCTTGACCTTGATAAAATGCATCTGATGGTTGAGGAAGCATGTAAAGGTCTTGCTGGTGTTTCTTCCAGTCAGGTTGAGATGCAATCTGGTATTCAGTTCTATGATAAGATCACTACTGCTGAAATTCAGGAGATTCTGATTAAGAGTGCAAGCGATCTGATTGACTTGGACCATCCAAATTATCAATACGTTGCTGCAAGATTACTTCTCTTTGCTGTTCGCAAACAGATCTATGGAAAGATGAGAGAACTTCCCACTCTTGAGAATCACATCATAAATTGTGTGAATATGCAAGTATATGATAGTGAAATTTTTACGAAATATTCTAAAGAAGAGATTGAAAAGGTAAATAGTTTCATAGATCACGGTCGCGACTTTTTGTTCACCTATGCAGGATTGCGCCAGGTAGTTGATAAGTATCTGGTACAGGATCGTAGTAGTGGTGGGGTATATGAAACTCCACAATTCATGTACATCATGATTGCCCTGACTATATTTGCAGAGTACCCCAAAGAGACGAGACTCGACTATGTCAGAAGATACTACAACGCAATCAGCAAGCACAAAATCAACATTCCCACACCTATCATGGCAGGAGTGCGAACTCCACTTCGACAATTTGCTAGCTGTGTTCTTGTTGATGTTGATGACACCCTCGATAGCATCTTTAGCTCTGATATGGCTATTGGCAAATATGTTGCACAAAGGGCGGGCATCGGTATCAACGCAGGCAGAATCCGTGGCATCAACAGTAAAATCCGAGGCGGAGAAGTTCAACACACAGGTGTTATACCATTCCTTAAAAAGTTTGAATCAACTGTCCGCTGCTGTACACAAAATGGAATTCGAGGTGGCTCAGCGACTGTCCACTTCCCAATCTGGCACCAAGAAATAGAAGATATTATCGTTCTTAAGAACAATAAGGGAACAGAAGATAATCGTGTTCGTAAGTTAGATTACAGTATTCAAATTAGCAAACTATTTTATGAGCGTTTCATTTCAAATGAAGAAATTACTCTCTTCAGTCCGCACGATGTTCCTGGTCTCCATGATTCTTTTGGCACTGATAGATTTGATAGCTTATATGTGGGTTATGAGCGAGATCAGTCTATTCCGAGAAAAACTATCGGAGCTCAAAAACTCATTCTGGACATCTTAAAGGAGAGAGCAGAGACTGGTCGTATTTACATTATGAATATTGATCATTGCAATTCTCATTCTTCTTTTAAGGATAAGATTGAGATGAGTAATCTCTGTCAAGAGATCACTCTTCCCACATATCCAATCCAGCATATTGATGATCCATCTGGAGAAATTGCACTTTGCATTCTTTCTGCTATCAATGTTGGTAAAGTAAAATCTGATGATGAGTTGGAGGAGTTGTGTGAACTTTCTGTAAGATCACTGGATGAACTGATTGACTATCAAGAGTATCCTGTAAGGGCTGCAGGAGACGCTACAAAGGCACGTAGATCTCTTGGAATAGGTTTTATTGGTTTAGCGCACTATCTTGCCAAGTTGGGGTTCAGTTATGATTCTCAGGAAGCTTGGGATGCTGTGCATTTATTGTCAGAGTCTTTTCAATTCTTTCTTCTTAAAGCATCAAATAAACTTGCCAAAGAAAAGGGTCATTGTGAAAACTTTGGACGCACAAAATATTCCGATGGCATCTTACCTATCGATACATACAAAAAAGATGTTGATGAAATTACAAGTATTAAGTATGAGCATGATTGGGAGGATCTTAGAAAGTCTATCTTGGAACATGGTTTACGGCACTCAACACTGTCCGCACAAATGCCATCGGAGAGCAGTTCCGTTGTGTCAAACGCAACAAACGGAATTGAACCACCTAGAGGATACTTGTCCGTTAAAAAATCAAAGAAGGGGCCTCTTAAGCAAATTGTTCCACAATATTCTACCCTGAAGAATAACTATACACTTCTTTGGGATATGAAAGATAACAGAGGATACATTAATGTAGTCTCTGTTATGCAAAAGTTTTTTGACCAAGCCATATCTGGTAACTGGAGCTACAATCCTGAAAATTATACGGATAACGAAGTTCCAGTTTCTCAAATGGCAACCGATCTTTTAACTACATATAAGTATGGGTGGAAAACTTCTTACTATCAAAATACATATGATCTTAAATCAGATGAAATTGATGTAGAAAAACCACAGTTGAAAGATTTAGTAAACGATATACTACAATCAGAGGAGGGGGAGTGTGAATCCTGTTCAGTTTAAAGTTTCTTCCGTAGAAGATGTATCAGGTGTTAAAGGCATGACAGTTTTTAACACAGAACAAGTGAATATTAAGAAACAACCAATGTTTCTAGGTAAACCTTTAGGAGTACAAAGATACGATTCATACAAATACCCAGTATTTGATAAACTTACTACTCAACAATTGAGTTATTTCTGGAGACCAGAGGAAGTATCTCTACAAAAAGATCGTGGAGATTATCAAACTCTTCGTCCAGAGCAAAAGCATATTTATACTTCTAATCTGAAGTATCAGATTATGCTTGATTCTATTCAGGGACGTGGTCCTGGAATGGCATTTATTCCATACTGCTCTCTTCCAGAGTTAGAGGCTTGTATGGAAGCTTGGGGTTTCATGGAAATGATTCATAGTCGTTCCTATACTTATGTAATTAAAAACATTTATTCTGACCCATCCGAGGTGTTTGATCATATTGTCACTGATAGACACATTCTAGAGCGAGCCAAGAGTGTTACAGAAGCATATGATGATTTCATTCAGAGTGCTCATCAATATGATAATGGCATCATGTGGGAGCTTGCTGCTGAGGGTCACTACACTGGTCAAGTTGAACGGTATGAGATCAAACGAAAGCTTTACCGGGCAATGGCGAATGTAAACATTTTAGAGGGTATCCGTTTCTATGTTAGTTTCGCTTGCAGCTTTGCATTTGGTGAACTTAAACTTATGGAAGGATCCGCAAAAATTATCTCACTTATCGCCAGAGATGAGAACCAGCATCTTGCGATCACTCAAAACATCCTCAATAAGTGGAGACAAGGAGATGATCCTGAGATGAAGAAGATCATGGAAGAAGAAACTGATTGGACATATAAAATGTTTGATCGTGCTGTTAATGAAGAGAAGAGATGGGCAGAGTATCTATTTAAGGACGGTAGTATGATCGGACTTAATGATAAATTGCTTAAAAAGTATGTTGAGTGGATTGCTAACCGTCGATTAAAAGCGATTGGTTTGAGACCGCAGTATGATATTGCTGCAAAAAATAATCCACTTCCATGGACACAGCATTGGATTTCTTCCAAAGGACTTCAAGTAGCACCACAAGAAACGGAGGTAGAAAGTTATGTTGTCGGAGGACTTAACCAAGATGTCAAAGAAGACACATTCTCAGGATTTAAGCTTTGAGGAGATATGGGAGGAGATGGATTCTATTGAACCATTGACTCCTATTATCGGAGAATCAAGACCTAACTTGAAAGATGATTAATTTGCTGTTTAAATAGTATAAGACGCTTGAATTGTAAAATGCCTCGTAATCCGCTTACTAGAGATGAGTTCATTGTAAAAATGCTAAAATTGAAGAAAGATATTGATGAAGAACCATCAACAGTATGGCCAGGAGAGAAGAAATTTGCTCATAAATATATGAATAAGGTGTTAGATTTGCTAAATGAGTATAGATATTGATTATGAAAATCCTTGGCAATATAATGGTGTGGCTTTTACTGGGGAGGATATTAGGGATTATTTTGGTTTTGTTTATCTCATCACAAACATACAAAACGGACGGAAATATATTGGTAGAAAGTATTTTTGGTCATTCAGAAAACCACCAGGAAAAAAACGAAGAGTAAAAAAAGAATCTGATTGGAGGAAATACTATGGGTCTTGCCCAGAACTTAAAGAGGATGTTGAAAAATTTGGAAAGGAAAATTTTAGTAGAACCATTCTCTCATTACATAAGACGGCAGGAAGAACTAATTTTGAGGAAACGAGACAGTTATTTGTCAATGGGGTCCTCACAGAATCACTTGACACAGGGGAACCAGCGTTCTACAATAGCAACATCCTCTCAAGGTACTTCCGGAAGGACTACTATGAAAAAGACTGAAGATCTCGTTGACAATACAGTAAAATGGGCAAAGAATCGTATCGATGAAATGGATTGCGTTGATCAGATCTATGACAAGCTTTCTATTGTCGATGAGTTTCATGAGTGGTTGAATATGGATTTGGAGGGGCAAGAGATTATTATTATTGACAGGATCAGCGAGGAGCAGTATAATGATTATGTTGATTACATGAATGATGGAATCAGTTAAGGGGTTGTAGCTCAGTTGGTTAGAGCGCCTGCCTGTCACGCAGGAAGTCGAGGGTTCAAGTCCCTTCAGTCCCGCCTTTTCTGACTCAGTAGCTCAGCTGGATAGAGCAACTGCCTTCTAAGCAGTCGGTCGTAGGTTCGAATCCTACCTGAGTCGTTCCCCAATAAATACATTTGAGGATGAAAGAATTCTTATGGAAATGGTAGAACCGCACTCTACGATTTTAGTTCTGAATAGTTCTTATGAACCGCTTCAATTCACAAATTGGAAAAGAGCTGTAGTTCTTCTGTTTAAGGAGAAAGCAAAACTCATATCGAAGAGGGTGATTAGACTTGTCAATTTTGTCAGAATACCGTTTTTACGATTTTCTGAAACAACACCGACAAGGAATATGATTTATAAAAGAGATGGATATTCCTGTCAGTATTGTGGATCAACAAGAAATTTAACAATCGATCATGTAATTCCACGAAGTAAAGGTGGTGGGGACACCTGGGATAATTTAGTTGCCTGTTGTGATAAATGTAATGTTGCAAAGGGCAATAAATACTTGCACGAGACAAACATGAAACTTCGCTCAAAACCAAAAGCACCGCTCAGCAAAGTCATGTTAGAATTAGAAAGAACAAAAGTATCAGAATGGAGAGAGTTTATTTTTGAATAGTTGACATAAGTATGGTAATACTTTATAATTACCGTATCGCTGCGGAATTAATTCAGCGGTAGAATGTCAGCCTTCCAAGCTGAACGTCACCGGTTCGAATCCGGTATTCCGCTTTCCTTCTTTAGGAACATGAAACCAGTTGAAATTCTTCTACTTATATCAGAGCTAGAAGGTTCTTATCAACACACCAAGAAACTTGGTTTTGATGAAGACAGAGATGTCCTCAGAAAAATGTGTGATAAGTATCACAAACTGTATTTCAAACTTAAAAGGGAACAAAAAATCAATGGCCTGTAGTTCAGCGGTAGAACGCTTGACTGTTAATCAAGTTGTCGCTGGTTCGATCCCAGCCGGGCCAGCTTGCAAGATTAACTCAGTGGTAGAGTGTCTCGTTTACACCGAGGTTGTCGGGGGTTCGAATCCCTCATCTTGCATTCCTAATAGGA